GGCATGACACGTGTGGCTGATACCTCAAACCAATGCGAGTTGATGGCCATACTCAACCACTTGGTGATCTCCGCCCATGTGATAGACCGCAGCTGCGATTCGCTGTTAGCGGATACGATGCTGGTTGACCCGATGCGTGTGGATAACATCCAAATCACAATCCAACTGACCAGGGCTGACTTACCGATACCACGACCAGATGACGTTGCCATCCTGAAAGTGTTGAAGTCAACCAGTCCGTTGTTCTCTTTGATGTGCTCGGCGAGTTGCGTCAAGACTTCTTTCTGCCATTTGCGCGGTCCAGCGAAGTGCTCGAGTGGTGTGCCTTTTTGCCCCCACGGGAAGGTATACATCACCCAAGCGAGTGGGTTGTCTTTGAGCGCAGGCGACCACAGCCTGCTCATCAGTTCTTGTTCGTCTTTTGCTGAGTAGATAGGTTCTTGCATCAGTCGAAGGTTTCTTCTGCAAACTTCTTAACTAACCACAAGAACACTACGACACCAATCAGTGTATAGATCATTAGGCTGCTTTCTGTTGTTGTTCCACGTGAATCATTTGATGTTGAGAATCATTCTCAAGTTTGGGCGTCACATCTATAGCATCTATCACCCGCTTCTGTGCATCTTCTAATGCCTGCGTGATGGAGATGCGCTGATCAACCTCAACGTTAATTTGCTGTTTGGCTACCCAGCCGTGCTGGTGCTTCAAGATTTCGAGGGCTGCTTTAGCGTCGCCGTTGCGGGCTGCGCTGTGCAACACTTCGGACATCTCACGCTCGCCATCAGCACGACCCTTGAGTTCAGCCATTTCAGCGATGGGGTCAAACTGAGTCAGTTGTCTGTATTCGGTGGGCAACATCCCTGCAGCCAAAGCGAGGGCGTCGCCTTTCAAGCCAATCTTAGCGGCGTTGTATATAGCTTCGAGCCGTCCCTCTGTGGCTTCGAGCTTGCGAGGTTCATAGGGTATGGAATGAAACATGGTGTGAGTGTATCAAATTCCTTAGCTAAGTGAAATACGGCTGAGGTCTACCGTTTATCCCCGACACGGCTCCGACGGTAGAGCGGACTTTTTGCGGGATCTTCATAACCTCATGCGTATTGCTTGGGGTGAGTGTATCAAACTTTTTGCAAAAAATAAAAAAATTGTTCGTGATAGCTCCTAGCCAAATTGACCCCTGGCCCTGGGCCCCTGGGGGTGACCTTTCAGAAAACTGCTTTTTTGGTTAGTGGCTACTAACTTATGGCTTGGGTCACATTGTCAAATTGTCATCAGTTTTTAGGCGGTGGGCGTCGCTTGGCGGTTGCACATTTATAGGTCAAATTGTCATCACTTAAAAAGTAGGGTCAAATTGTCATTTAGTTTTAAGTGGTGATTGGGGGCTAAAAACTTTTTCCGCCAAGCCAACAGCGAGGGCGAAAAAGTAGGGTCAAATAGGTCAAATTGCCAACAGTTTTAAATCGATATGCCGAGCTTACGTAATTGATAATCATTCTCATATACATACATCTGATATTGAGTATTAGTAACAATTGACAATTTGACCCTAAACAAGCAAAAAGCTAGATTTTAAAAGGCTCTGAATATGTGTCATCCTGCCCCAATGTCATAACCCTACTTTTGACAATTTGACCCTAAAAAGCCCATTTTTCTCACAATGTGCAACAAATCTTGTTGCAAACGCCTTGATTACTGTAAAAGAATCTATTACACTATCTTTAATGGTTGGATGTTCTGACCTACTTTTGAAAGGTGTTAAATATGAACTATGAATACGTATTGAAGGCTTTAAGCCAAGCACAATCTTATATCAATAAAGCTCGTTCAGATGCCATGCCTGAAGATATGCAAGAACAGTTAGACAAAATGGACGATGACATCTACTGGATTATGTCTGAAATTGAAGACATGGAAAAAACAACTAATTAACATTAAGGGGTTAAAAACCCCTCTCAATAAACTAAAGTAAAGGAATCAAAATGCAAAGAATTACAGAAAAACAACTTCAAGCCTTATGTGATTACATCAACGAATTGACCAATTCACCGATGCAACCATACACCCGAGATGAACAAGGGTTTAGAGCCAATATCGGCAACTATCACTTATCCCACGCTTATGGCGGTGTCTGTTTGCATCGCATGGTAAACGAGGGGGGCGGTATCAATACACCGCTTGTCTATGGTCACGTGACTAAGCGTGAACTCTATAACGCCATGCAAGCCTTTATCAAGGGTTTAGATTCTGTTCGCTTTAACGATGTTCAACTAAAAAAGGTTGCTTAACCATGCAAAAAACTACTTTTAAAGATGTTCTATTGGCTTGTTTGTTTGGCTTAGTTGGCGGTGCTACTTTGGCACTTGTTTATATCTATCGCACTGGGGGGTTTTAATGACTGACCAATATAAGCTACGCATCTCATCGCCTACGCTTGATGAGCTATTGAAAGCAACCATTAAAGCCTTTTATGGCTCATCTATCCGATTCGAGGGTGAGCAGGTATTTAACGCCAAAGGCTTAATGCCTTATTACCGAGTCATCAAAAAAGGCTCACGTTATCGTTTAGAGGAGAAAATTTAATGATTCACTATCGCATATATGACAAGGGGCGTTATATCGGATCAACTGGTGAGCTATACACCGCCAATAAATTAAAAGCTCAAGGCTACACAGTCACAATCTACACAAAAGGGGTTCAACATGGCTAAAAAATACACTACAACACGCAAAGCAATCGGCGAAACTCGCACACTATTCGGCACTGATTTCAAGCTAGTAGTGCCTTATTCAAGCAAGCGAACCAGTGCAGGCTATACCTTTTCAATTGGCGATATTAAATATCTAGCCCCTTTGAATACCAAAATTATCTATGACATTCAAAAAACGCCTGCATCTTGGTTCATTGACATCAACCAAGCCACAGAAGAGGTGACAGCATGAACATACAAACGATGACTAAAAAGCAACTAAAAACACTGTTAAAACAGTTTTCTATTGTGAGCCTTGGCGTTAAAGACTTAATTATTAAACAACAAATTGAAAATGAACTATTTAAAAGGGGTTAAACCATGAAAACAATCACAGTTTACGCAAGCGAAGTTGTTTTATACACTCACGAGGTAGAAGTCCCTGACGATGCAACCTATGACGATGCAGTCGAGGCGTTCTACGCACTGCCCGAGATACAGGCAGGGGCGTTTGAATCAACCGAAAGCGAATCATTCCAAATTGACAGAATAGAGGGGTTAGCATGAAAAAATACAGCGTATTGATGACAACAGCCGATTATGTAGAGGTCGAGGCTAACACCCCCGAAGAGGCGGAACTGTTAGCCGAAGAGATGTATAGCCGAGGCGACATCCGCCCCGAGCACCCTACGTTTTTATGTGAAGAGGCGGACGAGGTGACAGCATGGACGGAATAGAAATAACACTCACACAGAACACTGGCGGGCAACCTGTATATGGCTATGTATTAGAAGATGGGCAGGTTTTATACAACCCAAACTACTCAACCTGTGGGCGGTTCAAGGTTGATGCCTTCAAAGAATATGGACTATTTGACAGACAGGTCACAGCCCTACACGCCCTAAACGAGGCGTTTAACTTTAACGATGAGGTGTAATTATGATAGCCACGATTGACCTAGACCGCATCATCGCAGAGGCTCGCAAGTCACAGGAACACCCACAGGATATAAGCTTTCCTTTTTACAGGGCGTTCCACGATTTATACCCCGAGGCAGGCGATTATTTATATCAACAACTTACAGAAGAGGTGACAGAATGACATACAAGCTATATAACTTAGACAATCAACTGCTTGCGGTGTTTGACAGCCCAAGCGAGGCAATCAGGGCATCGCTTGTATATCTTCACAATGGAATCAAAGTGTTTGTGGAAAGTGAGCCGACAACATGAGCCACATTCAGAACATAGACGCAAAAGAGTGGAACGAACTCAAATGGTTCATTCGTGGCTTTGTTGCAGGGGTCAAAAACACCCGTAGCGATTGGCGAGAATGCTTGGACGATTTATGGCACGCATGGGACAACACGCTAGACCTTAATTTTTTGATCGATGGCGATGAGGTCACTTGCACCGCTTACGCTGTCGCATCATCGGGCTACACTGACCCCTCAACCTTTGAACGGGTAGATTATCACGCCACAGACGAGGTGCTCGCATGATTGTATTGATTGGTGCTCTGCTCATCGCCTCAGCCTTGGTCATACTCTTAGACCTCTAACTAAAAAGCCCCTAAACAGGGGCTTTATTTTTACTTCACCGCTACCAGTTTAGGGCTTGGTTGTTCCTCAACCATTCGCCTGATGTCTGACTTCTTAGTGGTTTCGTAAATCTCAGGGCAGGCGTATATGTGCTTTTTGCTTGGGTAATCGTGCGATGCCAACCTACCGCAATCAATCCAACCTGCCTCTTTGAGTGCGTGCAAAAGAGCCTGTTGAGGCACTTTGACCCCACTCGGTGCAGTGCCAGCCAAGCGGTCACAGAGGCTGTGAAATGGTGAGCCAATCACACCCTTAGAGAACTCGCCAACACGATTCTTAAGCATCTCAACAAGGTAGCTCTCTGCCATGCTCATTCCATGCTCAACTAGGTTAGCCTTGAACTCGGTAAACATAGGCGGTGCAGACGGGTTGAACTTAGACACGTCACGAGCATAAAACCACTTGGCGATAGAGGCGAAACCGCCTGACTTATACCAAGCCCACATTTTCTGAGCGACAGACGGGTCCATTCGAGGGGCAGTGCTCCACACGCAGAACCAGCGTCTGTCCTGACTAGCCAACGAAATAGGCACAGGGTCGTTTGAGAAGGCTAAAACAAACAGGCGGTTCACCATCTGATAGGGATGCAAGCCTTTACGATTGATAGGCAACATCTCAGGGGGCGCAGCGATGATAGGCTTGAGCTTGTTCGCCAAGGCTCTACGCTCTTTGGCGTCGGGTTCTTTTAATTCGTTGATTAACAGGACTTCCGACTCAAGTTGGTAGCCCCATTGCGAATGAACAGAGTCGTTATCCATGATGCCTCTGTTTTTCAGATGGTCACCACAGACAGCCCAGATAAACGGCGCCCAAAAGGTATCCTTACCACTGCCCTCATCACCTGCGTGTAGAACAGCATGGTTAATCTTAATCTCAGGGTGTTGCACCTTGAAGGCCATCATATCGAACAGGTGATTCAACTCAGTTTCGTCCGGAACTAAATTTTTGCAGTGATCAAGCCACATGGACACGTCACCAGCAGGGGCATCGAATACGTCAGGGCGAGCATCACGCCAACGATTACCATACACGTCACCATCACGTGACACGAGCATCGACTCACCTGCAGCGTAAGTGATGCCCACGAGAGCCTTGGCGCCCATGGCCTGTCTGTTCTCATCAAAGCAAACAGACGGCAGGATTCGTTGGCCACTGTGGATGGACTTGCATTCGATGTGACGGAACAAAGCGTTAAAGGTATTGCGACTAATCTCACGTCTATCCACGAGGTCGAAGTAAGCCTCATCGTCTTGAATGTAAGCGAAACGCTCATACCATTGGCTCTTCTCAACACGTCCTAACTCTTTACGCTCTACTTCAGCGATGCGTTGAGCAGCATCGTCCGAGAACATATCAGTAGGGGTCAGCTTGGATAGTGTCTGTTCCATCACAGAGGCGAGCAACTCATCACGCAGGCCATGTTGAACCTCAGGGCCACCGTTCTCAGCGACCCACTTCAAGAAGGTGTTAGAGTCTAAATCAACACAGTGGGAGTGCAAGCAACAGAATGAACGGTCTAGGGGTTTATACCTAGCCTCAGGGTTGCCATCGGTGTGCTCTGCGTTGTTAGGGCAAACGACGCCCATCCAACCCTCACCATTGGGTGCCGATAAGACCATGCCATTGTCGTTCATCCATGTGACCACTGCGTCTTTGCCAGTGTCGGCTAAACGAATCACAGGGTTGGTGGCCGTGTCACCCTCTGCAGGTGTCACATCAAGAGCCTCACAGATTTGGTCTAGGGTGTATTCACGCTCAGGGTGGAACTCAACCAAGCGAGCCTCGAAGTTATTGCGACCAGGCTTGAGATTGACTGAGCCGGGCAGGCGCACGTTGCGCACAGCGTTGGTAGCACCTGCATCGGTGTAACCTGCTTGGGCGATGGCTTTGACTGCAGCCGTGAAATCACCCTTGGTCGGCTGCTCAGAGAAAGCGTAACCCCATTGGAAATTGTCAGGGCTCGTTTCAAGAATCCATGTCGGTTCAAGCGGTGGAATCTTAGACTTAGTGCCGATGTCATCCAACATCATAAATAAGACGTATTCGCAATTAGCTGCCGATGCGCTGATCTTGCCATCTTGGAATCGGTCAATGATGAACGAGGCCGTGTTGATGTACCAAGCCTCGCCCTTCTTCATCTTGGTGCTTGGCAAGAACGCAGGCCATGTGCACTTGATAGCGCCATCAGCGTGGAACTGCAACTCACCATCCTTCAGGACAGGCTTTTGACGAACAACAAGGGCAGTTTCACCCTCAGGTGCTAGTTTTGTGATATATTCTATGAAATTCATTTGTTATCCTCGTTTGTTGATTAGCCCCTAGCACTCACTAGGGGCTTTTTTTTACTTACCGTACCGCGTCATGGTCTGTACTTCAATATTCATCGGGATACCCGTAGCCCACTCAGGCGTTGAACACATGACACGCTCCATCTCTTTTGTTGCAAATTCAGGGTCGCTAGTTTCTATGACTATCTCGTCGTGGACGTGTAAGACCACATCATCGAGATGGCGCAGACTGTGGCGCAACAGATCGTTAGCCACGGCTTGAGTGATGTTCTCACAAGCCAATCCTTTCCATAATCTAGCTCTTGGCCATTCTTTGGCATCTGCTGCTGGCTTCCATGAAGCTTTGGCATAAGTCACTCCG